TCAATTTTGCATATATTTTGCAAGTGCAGCGGTGGCCTCTGATTCCTGCTTTGCACTGACGTGAGCATACACACCAAGCGTAATAGTCGGATCTGTGTGCCCTACCAGTTTTTGTACTGACGTAACAGGAACACCAGCAATCAATAAATTAGATATAAAGCTATGCCTGAACCCGTGAATGGTTATTCTGGGTGTAAGTCCATTGTCATCTTGCAGCTTATGCAGTCGCTTAGACGGTGTATTTAATGACTGATACCCGTTTTTAGTATTAGTGAAAAGCAACTGATTCGGTTGCATCGTATTAATACCTAGCTGTATGAATGTTTCCTGCTGTATTCTACGCCACCGTTTCAAGTATGCCATCGTTTGACCGTCTACCGGAATGGTTCTCCGTCCAGCACGTGTCTTTGGTGCCTGAACGATCTGATGGCCTTTATCACCTTGCGTTAGTGTTTTGTTCACTTTAATACTGTTTTCTTTAAAGCTTACATCATTCCACGTCAACGCTAGTAGTTCACCGCGACGAACGCCTGTAAAGGCTAAAACTCTAAACATAATGAAGATATCGAAGTGGTTCGCTTGGTCGATACAGGCAAAGAAGTGATTCATTTGTTCCTTAGTCCAAAAGTTCTCAGGCTTATCACCAGCCAGATCGTCATGGTGCGGTAAAACAACGGCTTTGGCGGGGTTCTTATCCATATACCCTTGTCGAACTGCATAGTCCATAACCGATGAAACATAGTTATACCACCGCTTATAGTTAGCAGACGTGAATTCAAACCACCTCTTAACAGCCTTCTGCACGTCCTTAGTGGTTATCGTGGCAATTCGCTTACCGCCAAATGCCGGTAGGATGTGATTATTGAACATTCCAGCAGTTCGTGCCCATGTGGACTCTCTTACCGTATTAATGTAGTTTCCATACCACTCCTCATATACATCCCGAAAGAACACGGGCTTTGGTTTCTCTTTTTCTAAGTCACCGTTGCTGATTGCTAGTTCAAGTCTAGCTGCTGCAACAGTGGCTTCTTTTTTTGTCTTAAACCCTCGCCGCACCTTGTACTTCTTGTGGCCAGTCTGTGGATCATTACCAGCAAAGACCTGAACGCGCCAGAACTCTTTGCCGTCTTTCGTTGCGTACTTTTTAATTGATGCCATATTCTTCTCCTATCCGTCACGCTGGGCAGGCGGTGTTAGATTGGAGAGTTTTCCCCGAAATTGGGGAAAAGGTGGCGGCTGATTTTTCAGCCATGATATTAGATATAGAAATTAAGCGTGTTTTGCCGTTACTGCATCTAGAAGCTGTTCAAAAGAACTCATGAATTCAGACTTGACGTAGTCGACTTGCCCATCGTTCTTAACGATTGAACGTAATCCACTTAACAAAGCACCAAATGATGCCGACAGACCCCTATCCGAATGAAAACCATTGTAGAAAGCAGTACAGAGCTGAATTGCATCATTGATGGTCAGCATCTCAAAAGTATCCATATTTTCTAAATCGAGGTTTTCAATACTATTAACTAACTGATTCATGGCGCGCAGGCGCATTTGATTCAGGGATTCAGTGGTGCTCATGGACTTTTTGATAGCAGATAATACTTTTTCTGCATCTTCTGGAGTTTTATTTCCATGTTTATAGTCATCAATAATTTTTTTTAGTTCTCGATTAGTCATCGTATGTGCGATGGTTTCATCAATTGCGATTGGATCACTCGATATCCCTTGGAGATATGGTATTGAAACGGATAAAGCATCTGACAAAGATTTCCAAACATCCATGCGCGGTTCTCTAAGACCGCGTTCGTATGCGCTAATAGTTTGCCGTGTAACCTTGAGCTTTGCGGCCAAGTCGCCTTGGCTAAGATGAGCAGCTTCACGTGCAGCCTTAATTCGATTATTGGTCATAAATTTTCATCTCCTAAAGGCCAGCATAGCGGATTTTAGAATAAGTAGCAACGATCATTTAACTTTTTTTACAGATTGACGCTTGCAAAGTTAACAATACGATGCTAAGATTGCATATGTTAACAAAGTGATGCTAACAGTAAAATCATATGAATGAGGTGAAACACAATGCAACTACAGATTAGCACTACACCAGAGTTTGAGAACAAGCTTCGGTCGCTCGTACGTCAAACCGTGGCAGAGATGATGCCACAGCAGCAGACAATCCAGCCACAGATTCCAGAATTCTTGAATCTTGGTGAGGCATGCAAGCTTTTGTCTGTCAGCCGTGGCACACTCGACAAGCTCATCAAGCGTGGCGAAATCAAGGTAACGCATGTAAATACTGCTAAGCGTATTAGCAAGAAGCAGTTGATCGAGTTCATGGCATCAAGGGAAGTTTAGACTGCTGGGCAGGCGGCAAATTGTAAGCAACTTATGGCAGGCGCATAAAGTCAGAAAGGAAACATTATGAATTTGTTTAGTAAAGAAGAGATAGCACTAGATCACGAGCTTGGAAATTTGATTGACGACATTCAGCTTAACGTTCATGCCATTGCAGAAGACAGTACTGTCACGGTTGATGGCAAGTATATTTCCAACAGTGAGCTGGCAATCACGGCTGCAAAAGAGCTGCTGCGGGTATCGGAGATCCTAAAGCTGTATGAAAACGAGGATGTTGCCGATGATTAGCATTATTACGTGGCTACTAAGCCACCCGCTCATTGTTCCGGCGCTCTGCATGGCTTTCATGGTCGGGAGCGTGTTTGGAGCGTATCTGCAATTTCGAGAGGATGATTGCCTTGGTAAAAATGGTAAATAGCAAGTTCGGGTGGACGTGGCCGCAGTTTGTAAAGGCTGATGCTGATTGTGATCGGTACTGGCAAGCGCAAAAAGCCGAGAAACGCTCACTAAATGAGGCCACAAAAAAATCGCCAAGAGCGGCAACTCAAGGCGAGAAGAGGACAAGCGAAAAGATCTATATCGACTTTTAGCTTGTCTCTATTAGATGTTTTTGTCAAGGAAAATGGAGGCAATTATGATGAAAAATGTTTCAACTACTGTTAATAAGCCATTAGATTTGAACAACACACTGTATGAATTACGCAAAGCACAAGGCTCGCTGCTCGCGCTTTGCACCATGCTTGACGAATTCGGCGAATCAGTTTGCTGGTTTACTGACAAGCAATCGCACGATAACGCGTTAATGGTAGCTTGTGCTGCATCTAGTGACTTTGATACATGGAAGTTCGTAATCTATTGTGTTCGGGATATTATCGCAGATCAGATTGCTGCTATTGATCCCCCAGAAACTGATGAGGCAGACAAATGATGACGAGGCCAGATATAGAAGCAACTCAAGATTTACTCAAAGAAGCCAGTTCACTGCTCATTGTTCTGCGGCGAGAACTTAAAGATAAGTCGCTTGAAGCATTAACTGATGCCACATCCGACAAGATCATTGATGCTCGTCGTCTACTTATGGAGGGAGATGCTGTCGATGGTCGACGTGCTTAAAGTAGCGCTTGGATATCAGCAGCATGGCTTTGCAGTCTATCCACTTGCACCCGGAACCAGAACGCCGCTCAAAGGCTCACACGGGTATAAGGAAGCTACCACGGACCCTAAGCAAGCCGAGGCATGGTGGGGTGAACATCCTAATTACAATATTGGCTTGGGGCTTGATGGCGTGCTGGTATTCGATATTGATATGGGTCATAAAAGCGGGGCTAATGGCAATGAGACGTTGGCTAAATTGAGCGCTGATGGTCGTGCTGATCAAATTCCCTCTACCTATATAGAAACAACGCCAAACGGTGGACTTCATATTTTCTTCACCTATCCCAAGGAATTGAAGCTAACCAGTCGCGCAGATCTGTTCTCTAAGAATGGCGAGAAAACCGGCCTTGACTATATTGCGACTGGTGTACCAGTTTTCCCCAGCATTCGCGATAATGGCATGTATCAACCACTTAAAGGGCACAAGATCACCAATCTATCACCCGCACCTCAGTGGTTACTTACTGAGATTCAACGTGTCAGCCACCCGATCATGAGTAATTACCATGGTAACCCAGACTCTTGGTTTGGTCATTTCATTAATCGTCTGGTAGATGGTTCAGACGAAGGAAACCGAAATCAGTGGTTGGCCAGCATTGCCGGTTCAGTCTTTCGGTCGGGTGCTGATCCCGATAGCTGCGCGGATCTAATTCAAACTATCAACCAGCGCTATGTTCGCCCTCCCTTGCCTAATGGCGAGCTAGTTAAGATCATCAATTCAATCAGCAAGCGCGAAATCGCGCGTCGAAGTTAGGCGGTGAAGCATACGGACAGCTTAAAGGAAGAACTAAACAAGTCGCCAGAGTTTACCCAGCTCAAGGTGATCTCTAAAAGCACATTAGAACCATTTGACGTGAACAAGTATCCAGAGCCTCAAGATAAGACCGAGAAAGGTATTCGGGCATATAACAAACAGCTTGCTGCCAAGTTACCGAACTGGTTAAGAGTTTGGTTTCAGTCAGAACAGAAAGACGAAAACGATCCTAAAAGTGTGACCATTCATCGCCACATCAAGGTGGACTTCTTAGCCTATGGATATCACTTCATGGATAAAACACGAGTAGAAAGTTTCCCCGGGTTGAGTGAAGGTGCCATATATGAGCCTAGCAAAGGGACATGGCGCACATTTGGCAAGGGTGAGTTCACTAAGACCACCGAGAGCCGAACCACCAAAGAGATGCTCAAATGGGGGCTGTATCGTGAAAGTGATATTACAGGCGCCAGACGATTCTTGCAACGTATCAGCTATAACGAGGAATACGGCAAGCGATCACCATTTGATGAGAACCCACATCCGGAACTAGTTGCATTCGCTAACGGCACATACAGCATACTGACCAACAAGATGCAGGAAAGTAGCGCTGACAATTACATGCTGAACGCTCATGAGTACGCGGTCGATCCAGATAGGGACGATTGCCCAGAGACTGAACGACTGCTTGCAGCTATGATGGGCGATGCCGCGATCACATTTGAGGAATTCATTGGTTATATGTTCTATCGGTCTTACCGTCCATTCCAAGCGTTTCTGTGGTTGTATGGTACCGGCGGTGAAGGCAAAAGCACACTTATTCGCAGAATTACTAACCTCATCGGGCGTGACAATGTGTCAGCATCAAAACCAGCAGACCTTGCCAATGGTGACCGTCGTTTTGAAACAGCCAACCTATACGGCAAGGAAGCAAATATCGTGGCAGACGTTGGGGCAGATTACCTCAAGAGTACAGCCGTGATTAAGTCGCTAACTGGTGGTGATTATATAGCAGCAGAGTTTAAAGGCATTCAGAACTTTAAGTTTATGAATTATGCTAAGTTGCTGTTCAGCGCAAACGAGATGCCCGCATTCAGTGATCATAGCAGTGGCTTTGCTGATCGGGTGACCGTGATCAAAATGATTAATGGTGACACCCGACACACACACTGGTGGGATCAGTTTGACGATACCAAGATGGACGAAGAAACGCCACGCTTCGCTATGAAATGCATGCATATGTTTGCCAAGGCGCTTAAAAGCGGTGGCCTGACAAAACCTGATTCGGTAGTAAACGCAAGCCAAGAGTGGCTGGATGCAAACGACCACTTCAAAGAGTTCCTAGACCAGTATGCCGAGATCAACCTAGAAGATGATCGTGGCGAGGCCTCTACAGTGGTTACTGCCGAATACAAGCGCTTTTGCCAAGACAACAACTATATGGACAGAACGACGACACAAGCCATAACCAAGAAGCTCGATGCCTACGGAGTGAAAAAGGTAAGCAGCCGCAGAGGGTTTGACAATGACACCGGTAGTACACGGCGATACATCGGTTTGCGTCTAACGGGATCACTGCTAAATCCAAGATTCAACTGAAAACAAAATGAATGCCGATATTTTCTGCACTTTGGTGACAACCTTACTCGCTCAAGGGATTAGTGCGAATATTTTTGGTGACGGGCGTCACCGAACTTTGGTGACAATCGTTCAATCCTTACGCGCTCAACGAATACAGAAAAACAAGTTCGGTGACAGTTACTATCAATCCTGTGTCACCAAAACTTCGGTGACACGTTACCGAAAATATTTGAAGTTCGGTGACAGTAGAACGTTGATATATAGGCGTTTATAAGTGCTTGTCACCGAAGTACCGAAAATTTCGCGATTTTACCAAATATTTTTACAGGAGGAATAGCATGAAGAACTATTCAATTGCCCGCCTGAACAAGGTGGCTGAAATCGGTAAGACAGTTAGCCATAAGACTGGCGCAGGTATTAACATCTCTACATTTGAGCCGACTGGCACCCTGTTCTATGGATCATATAACCGCACTGTTACACAGACCTACCAGATCACGGGCACAGACCTAGCGGACACCATAGCGATCGTAGTACGCCACACTGACGCGATAGATGACAGCACACAGGTAAAACTTAATGGCACCCTGTACGCGATTCAGTCTATTGCCTACGATGATGATCCCAATGCATTCGATGTTGTGACACTCAAGAAGGTAACCAAAGGAGCTTAGAACTATGAAACTATTTGAATATACTGCGTATCAAGGAGAACTAAACGGTGTCATCGACAAGTTCATGATGTTACACAGGTGGCAAGTCGGATTCATTCGGGTATTCTCTGCACCAGATAATATGATAACCGTTCAGCTTTACTATCGCGACGATAAGCATGAACCAGAAACGGCAGGCGTGTTGTCATGATTATGAAGCTGTGTAACCATGCTGGGTGCAACACCATGGTGCCGTTCAATCAACGGTACTGTGATAAGCACCAGCCAGAACCACGAGCGTCCGACAACGAACGCTATGCATATCGCAAAGCAATCGGTGGTCGTTACTTTAAGTTCTAAAAGTCCAAAGCGTGGCGCAAGCTGTCTTACTCGTATCGTCTAGCACATCCACTGTGTGAACGATGCCAAGCAAAGGGGTTATACGTACAAGCTGACGTGGTAGATCATATTGTGCCGATACGTGTGGACTGGAACCGCAGACTGGACGAGAGCAACTTACAAAGTCTGTGTAATGCTTGCCACGGAACCAAAACGAAAGTAGAAGACGCGGCACGCTACCCCCACATAAATACGGGGGCTAGGTAATCTAGTTTTGGGAACCAAGCATAGGAGTTTCGTTGTTGAAAATCCGTGATAACCGTAATATATCATGGGTATTTGGTACTATGTGTTATAATTAAGTTAGATAAATCTAATTGTAATTATAAAGAAAGGACGTGATCGAGATGGGAGCACCACTGAAATCTATTACGCAAATGCGCGGTGCAATGAGTAAAAAGAAGCTGGCAGACCGGCGTGACATGGAAGAATCACTATTCACCTATCAAGAATTAGTTGATCAGCCCCCTACATGGCTTGATGAATATGCAGTGACTGAATGGCAACGTATTGTACCACTGCTCAAAAAAGACATTCCCGTTAGTGAACTAGATGCTGCCCTGATTGCCAGTCATTGCCAAGCCTATTCTGACATTCAGAAAGCTGCCGAGCTGATTCAAGAACAAGGCATGATGGTTGACACCGCCGATAGTGTGAAAGCTAACCCAGCAGTCAAAATGAAACTTGATGCCACTAATCAGATGATCCGCATTGATGACTTGCTTGGCTTGTCAGTCTACAGTCGGGCAAAGCTGGCAGTGAAGAATGAGACTAAGAAGAAGCCTGACGATCCGTTCGCGGATCTGATGTCATCATGAACTATGCGACTGAATACACAGACAAGGTGCTAAGCGGTGAGGTTGTTGCTTGTAAAAAGATCAAGCAAGCAGCGAGACGTTATCGCAGAGATTTGAAAGCCAGCAAGCGCAAGAATAATCCATGGCCGTATTACTTTGATGAGGACTTTGCCAACAAAGCCATTGAGTTTATCGAACTGATGCCGGCACGTGATGGGTCACCACTCAAACTAGAACTTTTCCAAAAATACTTGGTATCAGAGCTGTTCGGGTGGAGAGACAAGGCAACCGGCAATCGTCGTTATGATCGAGCCTATATATCGATGGCTAGAAAGAACGGGAAATCGTACCTAATGGCCTGCCTCGGCGCGTTGTATCTCCTCATGGAGAACAAGCCAGCCATGAACCGAGAGATCGTCTATACAGCCAACGCATTCGATCAAGCACACTTAGCATTCGATATGTTGTCTAGCGGCTTACGTCAAGTTTGGAAAGTTTCTACCTCTGTGCGAGAACGTTTGAAGATTAACCGCAACGAGATCATTGACTTGCCGAGCAACAGCCGAGCCTTTCCGATTGCGTCTAATCTGCACAGCCTAGATGGCATGCAGAGTGATTTGGCCGTCATCGATGAGCTTGCCTTGGCTCGTAATGATGATATTATGCGAACACTAAAATCCGGCCAGATCAACAGTGAAAACAGTTTGCTGGCCGTCATCTCGACCACGGGGCCAGACCTGAATGGACCTATGTATAAAGAATATAAATTCGTCTCCAAAATCTTAACCGGTCGCGAACAAGCAGATCGGTATTTTATTGCCATTTTTGAACAGGACAACAAGGATGAAGCCTTTGCGCCAGATACTTGGGAGAAGTCAAATCCACTACTGGCTAATGCTGAAAGAGCTAAAACGATGCGGCCCAGCTTGCAAGCTGATGTTGATCTAGCAGCCAAGCAAGGAACGCTAAGGCCAGTTCTCGTAAAAAACTTCAACACTTGGCAATCAGCCAGAGCAGACAGTTACATCAGTCTGGACGACTGGGAGAAAGCCACTATCGAGCCACCAGACACCAGAGACAAGGACGTGTATATCGGGCTTGACCTTTCTAAGTCTAGCGACCTGACTAGCATTTCGTGGCTGGTTCCAGAAGATGGCTACCTGTATGCTGACAGCCATTCATTCGTAGGAACAAAGTACGGACTGGAAGAAAAGATCAAGCGTGACGGGTTCGATTACATCAGTGGTGCCAGTCGCGGTGAGTGCAGCATTACCAAACTCGACAGCGGCATGATCGACTATGACGAAGTTTTGCGTTTCATTCTCGACCTGATCGAGCGGAACCAGTGGAACGTGCGTGCCATCTGTTACGATCCATGGTCTTTTTCGTACCTGCTGCCGGAGTTTGAAAAGCGTAACTTGCCAATGGTTGAAGTACGCCAAGGAAGGCTCAGCTTGTCAATACCAACGGTTAGGTTCCGTGATGATCTCTTCAACGGCCTCATCAAGCATGCAGACAACCAACTACTAGCCTATGCGGTGAACAACGCTATTCTGAAATATGATTCCAACAACAACCCACTGATCGATAAGGCTCACAACGCTACAAAGATTGATCCCATAGCCGCACTGATGAATGCTTACACAATTGCAATGAATCAAAGCAAGGAAAGTGAGGTGGCACCAAATGATTTTTATTCGAGCGATGACTTTAGTTTTTAATGTTCAGACCGTGCTACTGCTGCTGGGGCTAATCTGTATGGTTGTCGGTATCTGGTGGCTGTTCGGGTTTGGTGTTGGCATGTTAGCAGTCGGCACGGCCTTGATCTCTGTCGCAGTCATTATCAACTTTAACAAAGGGAGGTGAAACAATGAGCTTTTTCACGAATAGCGCGACACAACCACGCGATGACAACAGCGACCCGTTCTTAGATGCGCTTGTCAGCATGACCAGCAACGACAGCGGCCTATATGTGGGGATTGGTGCTTTACGTAATTCGGATGTGTTTACGGCGGTGCGCGTGATTGCCAGTGATCTTGCAACCAATCCGATTGAATACAGTGACAAGCGTATCAGCGTGCTTCTTAACAAGGCACCCAATGGCCACATGACCGCATGGGCGTTCAAGTTTGCCCTAGCTGCTAACATGTTGCTGAATGGTAACAGCTTTGCACGGGTTACTAAGAATCCCAGCGGGCAAGTTACTGGTTTCGAGTTAGTCCCCAACAGCCAGATGGTGGTTAAACAAGACGATACAACCGGCATTATCAGCTACGAATACACGCCTGACAGTGGCCGCTCACAGCGTTTAAATGCCAGCGAGGTATTACACTTCAAGTGCTTCACACAAGACGGTTACAAAGGAATATCACCACTTTATAGCCTCCATGATGAGGTTGGGGTACAAAAGTCTGGGCATGCGTTGCTGAAAGGTTTCTTTAACTCCGGTGTCCAAGGGACAGGCATTCTTAAGGTCAACAAGACCCAGCTCGATGCCAAGGCCAAAGAAAACATCCGTAATAAATTTGAAGCTGCCAACAGTGGTGATAATGCCCTCAAGACAATCATTCTCGACAATGATATGGACTATAAGCAACTCGAAGTTAATACTGACGTGCTTAATCTAGTCAATTCTAGCGATTGGACAACTAAACAGATTGCTAAAGCGTTCGGGTTACCACTGGATCGGCTGGGTATCGAAAGCGAGCACTCTAATGCCGTACAGTCGAATTTGGTTTATCTGCAAAACACGTTGATTCAGTATTTTACCTGCTTCACAAGTGAGATGGATGCTAAACTTTCGACTGGCGATAATCGATTCAGTTTCAACACTGACAAGCTGTTCAGTGCAGACCCAGCAACGATGCAAGAACTAGCAGTTAAGGGGCTGCAAGGCGGTGTTCTTACCACTAATGAAGCACGAGCAAGATTAAACCTGTCACCAATTACCGGTGGTGATGAGATTATGGTCAGTCTGAACTACACGCCACTAAGCAACCTTGTCACTTATCAAGATAAACAGAAAGGAAGTGCGTCAAATGAACAATGATGACGTAGAAAAGCGCCTGAATCCTGACGCTGATCTAACTGCCGCTGATCCTACCACAGCAGACAACAGCCAAGACCAAGACAATCCAGACACACAGCAACAGGACGACACCACTAGCGGGACAAAGAAACTAAGTGGTTATGCAGTAGTTTTCAATAGCCCAAGTAAGGATCTCGGTGGTTTTAAAGAAGTCGTTGATCCGCACGCATTCGACAATGTGGATCTATCAGACGTCTATATGGTTTCAAACCATGATTTTAGCCAAGTCTTAGCCAGTACCAAGGCTGGCACCTTGACCTTAAACGTGGATGATAAAGGCTTGCAGTTTGAAGCAACCTTACCCGATACGACCACAGCCAATGATGCTTATAACAACGTCCAAGCTGGTAATCTGTCAGCCATGAGTTTTACTTTCAATGCTGCGCCAGACGGTGACACGTTCACTAAGGACGACAGTGGGCAAGTGATCCGCACCATCAAGCAAGTAAAGAGCCTTTTTGATGTATCGCTTTGTGCAATCGGCGCGTATGACGATACCAACGTCCAAGTGGACAAACGCAGCTACACTGAGTGGCTGAAAACTAATACTGAACAACCAGAAAAAGGAGATAAAACCATGACTGAAAAAACAATTATCGACAACAAAGAACATACCGAATCTCGCGCTTACGAAGACTACATCCGCAGCATGGGTGAACAACGTGACGGCCTGACCACGACCACTGCTGGTGCAGTCGTCCCTAAAGAAGTCATCGAAGACGTCTGGAATCTAAAGGAATCCGATTATGATCTGGCTAAATACGTCACTGTGAAGCAGGTTGGTACCCCAGTCGGCACCTACCCAATTGCCCTCACTAACAATGGTGTCTTAGCCACCAAGGAAGAACTCGCAGACGTGCCAGAGATCGATGCAACCCTATTCCGTGGTGTTGACTATAAGGTTGCTACCCGTGCTGGCAAGATCTATCTGTCTAATGAATTGGTAGAAGACAGTGAAGTTGATATTGTTGCCGAGGTTAAGAATCAACTCAAGAAGCTGGTACAAAACACGGATAATAGCAACATTATCAGCGTTCTGACTGGCAAGACGGGCACCAACGATAACTTCAAGCACATCACAGGTACTGGTCTCGATGACATCAAGCAAACCTTCAATATTGAGTTAGATCCAGCACTGTCTCTGTCCGTAATCGTCAATCAGGATGCTTTCAACTACCTTGATACACTGAAAGACAGCGAGGGCCGATACTTGTTACAACCTTCAATCACTGCACCATCAGGCAAGCAACTGTTTGGTGCCCCAGTGATCGTCATTTCTAATAAGGTGCTTCCTACTGATAAGGCTGGCACCTATCGGATCATCATTGGTGACTTTAGTCAAGCGATTTTCTTAGCCCAGAAGAATGAAGTAGATACCCAGTGGCAGCGCTTCGATAGCTATTCTCAGGGACTGGCCGTGGTCATCCGCAACGACTATGAAGTGGTTGATCCAGACGCTGCTCGAATTGTTGATATCACACCGGTAGCAGCCACGCCAAAAGCATAATTTAGTGGGGGTGTGCCTTAGGGTACGCCCCTATTTTTATAAGGAGATGAGCACATGACTGTAACTACTAATGACATTAAAAATAGCCTGCGTGTGCAAACTAATACTGATGATAGTTTGATCAGCAACTACCTGACAGCGGCGCAAGACTATGTTCACAATGCCGTTGACAGCACAGCGGCAATTGATGAGTTACAAGCGTACTCGCAGTTTGATATTGCCGTGGCCATGTTGACCGAATTCTGGTATCAGAATCGTGGAGCAGTTACCACAGCAAGCCAAGAGCCACCTTATTCAGTGGTTAGCATGATCCAGCAGTTAAGAGGACTGTTTACGGAAAACGTATAGTATCAATAGCCAAAAGATTATGATATAATTAAGACAGTCCTAGGCGATAAGCGGGTAGATCCGTTTTAACCGACGCACGGCATAGCTAACCGGTGGCGCATTTTATAGACCAGGTTACTTTTTGCCTCGCTGAAATCCAGGCAGTACAGTATCATCATTACACTAACCTCTTTGGTCATAAAAATAGCCAGTTTCTTGTTTAGCAGATCGTTCTGCTTTGGAAGCTGACTACGTGACTTGTCGTTTTCAATTGGCGGGCAGAGATGCCCGTTTTTTTTGTGTGCTGAGAGACGCATTCTGGTGCAAGCTGAACAAGTTTAACTTGAGGTATGGTCGTTCTGGACAATAAAAATCGGTTAGGCAATCCGGAATTTCGGGATTGGCTCAACAAAGTCCGAAATTCTGACGTTCAAGAACGAACCAGCAAATTGTGGGTTCGTTGGGAAAAGGCAAGTCAAAAATATTGACCTGCTTATGAGAACCAAGTGACAAATATTCACCTAGTCAATGGATACAAAAATAGCCACCTCATAGCGAAGTGGCTATTTTGTGTTAGTCATGTAGCTTTTCTTGTAGTTTATCTCCAGCATTATCAATGCCCTTAGCTGCGAAGACTGTACCTGCAACTAAAACACCGCCAACGATGAGAGTACTAGCAACCATAAACTTAAATGCAGCTTTTAAAGCGTCCATAAAGATGGCCTCCTATCAGTCTTTTGATCTGCCAACAAAGAAGGAGACTACGGCAACAACAATAATTGCGCCGATAATTGAAGGAATCAAAGCCATTCCTGCCAGTTGTGGCCCCCAATGGCCTAAAAGTCCCTCACCAATTGCAGAACCCACTAATCCTGCAATGATGTTAGCAAACCAGCCCATCGATTTGCCCTTGCTAGTGATAGCACCAGCAATTGCACCAATAATAGCACCAACAATTAAAGCCCAAAGAAAATGCAT